TCTACCTCGTTGACTTCCCGGACTTTGATTTCCATTAGTGTAAAATTATATTATTTATCGCGGACTAAACTCAGCCAAGTCGAAGCCATCTAGGCTGTCCTCATTCGACTCGAAATTCATTGGCGGCAAGTTATTCTTCCTCTGGTCAATAAGCTTGCTCTGCTCAGTATTTTGTTGACTAATGCGCTTTGCCTTGGCGTCCTCACGCTTGTCCTCACGCATCTGCAACTGCTGCTCCTGCATACCGTGGAGCTGCTGGTTGTAGCGGAACTCAAGGTCCATGAGCTGCGCCTTGGCCTGCGCCTCGGCCTGCATCTTTTCAATCTCGAAAGCAATCTCCGCCTGCTTGACCTGCATCTTACTCTGCGTCTCCGCCTGAATCTTTTGCATCGCCGTTTGCGCGGCCATCTGCTGCGACTGCATATTGTTCTGCGCCTGCATCTGCTGCTGCTGGAGCTGGAACTGCCGCTCCTCCTCCTGCTTAGCCACACGCTTAATCTTTAGCAGTTGGTTGGCGAGCTTAAGGTTTTTAATCTCACGGATATCGATGGCGTCCTCAAGGTCGATACCGCCCTTGCTCAAAGCCATTTGAATATTGGCCTCGAGCTGGGCACGCTCCTCCTCGTCGGGACTGACCTCAATAAAGACTCCGAAGTCGTAGATATACAACTCGCTAATCTCTCCGAGGATACTGACGTTATACTTTCCAATCTGGTTTACGAACTCGTCCTTGAAGTCGGCGTACTCAAGGATATCGCTGACGCGGTATGTGAGAGCCTCAGCCAGAGAGCGGAACATAAATAGGCTGCCGTCGAGAATGTGTCGCGTAGCCGTATTGCTATTGGCCGCAGCCAGCTTCTGCAAGCCCACCAAGCTATGGGGGTCGGGAGCACTGCCATCGCGAGCCTCGTTGAGGCCCGTTACGTCACGAATCATCTGCAAGTAGTGATTCATATTGCCAATCAGCATCTGCGTCTTAGCCGCCCCGCTGTTGCTATTGAGCTCCTGAATAGGAACCTTGCCCTGATTGTACTCTCCGTCCTGAGTATAGGAACGGCCCACAACGCTACCCGTTTGGAAGTATAGCCGAAGCGCATCCTCAGGGCTGTACGCGTTGCCCGTACCAAGGTCGACCTCGTTGAGCCCGTCAGCATCGATATACACGCCGTCAGGAACGGTGCGGGAGATGACCTGCTGGAGCTTAAGGTGCGTAATCTGGATGAGGTCGGCGAAAGGAATCATACGCCGCGTAAGCGACTCGATGACACCCTTGTACATGCGCGGAGCCGTAGCCACATAGTTGGGTAGGGCGTGCTGAGAAGCAGACTTGGGACGGACCATATTCTCCGCCACCTCCCACTTAAGCAAGATGTTCGTACCCATCACCATGACGCCGTCGTACCATACGTCGATGGTCTTCTCGACCTTCTCGTAGTTGCCCTCCTCCATCATCTCTTCGGGAGGGTTGAACTGGTCGTCCTTCTCAATCATACGCGCCCCGTCGCCGTCGAGCTTCTTCTTCTTATAGACAATCTTCTTGGTCGTCTTATAATTGAAGTACATCAGGGTAGCCGTATCACGGTAGAACATATCGTTCTCGTAGTACTGGGCCACGTTATAGTAGTCGTACCAGCTTTGGCTGTACTTGCTAATCTCCTCCAAGTCCTCGTTGGTGAGGGTGGGGTCAATCTTCATAAGCTCCGTGATAGGGAGCGTCTTAATCTCTCCCCAGTAAAAGCAGTCCTTGAAGTACGGGTCCTCGGTATAGCTGTATACCACGTTGGCTGGGTCGACATAAGATACCTGAACGCCAGCGCCGGGCAAGAACTCGTGCTTAGCTACACTAACGCCCAACACAGTCAGGTCGTAGTCCATGCGCTTACGCAAGTCGGTATAGTGGTTCTCTTCAGGATGGTATTGATGGCCTCCTCCTCAGCAATCTCGATAGCAGGCTTGTAGTTGAGCTGCATATATACCTGCAACTCCTCATCGGTAGTAGGTAGGTCGTCGGGGTTCATCGTGAACGGGTCGACGCCGGTCTTCTGCTGGATGATATCGAGGACGGGCTTAGCCACCATCTGCCCCTCAATCATATCCTGATACTTGCTTCGCTTAGCTTGCGAAAGGGCGTCCTGAGCGTAAGCCTTGACCTTGAAGATGCGCTCGGACATACCGTTGACGACGATGTCTACGAACTTCGGAAGGATAGGAACGGGAGTCCAGTCTAGATTCAAATACGAAAGGTCGCCGTCGATAGCCAGCTCGTTCTTGTACTTGGCGATGCTCTGCTCACCACGAGCATAGAGACGCAAGCGGTTATACTCACCCCACTGATTGTAGAAGCGGCACTGGTTGCTGTCTTTTCTAAACCACTCGTATTGAATAGCTTGACCCACCATCAAGCCATACTCCTCGGTGGCCTTTTCCGCATCAGAAACAAACTGACTAGGGAAACCAGCGGTAGAGATGTTTATCTTGACGTCTTTCATTTACTCCAGTCGTTCACTTCGAGAACCTCGATTGTTGTACCTCGGCAAGTTAATGCTTATTGAACTCTTCTGTGACTGAGGCGTATAGAGGTGTTTTTGATTGGCCATCACCGCCAAACCACTGCTGATAGTAGCATCGAAAGCAGTACGATTGCTAATATCAAAACGCGCCCAATCCTCTAGCGTACGCACGAAAGGCATAGTGCCCATCTCGCCCGCATCGCGGAACGTGCCGTCCATATCTATTCCCACGTGCTTTTCAATATAGCTCTCGATAGCTGCGGCATGGGCTTGCTTAACGTCTTCAGAACTGTTGGGGATACCGCCGAGCTCGCGCTCCGTCTTACTCAGTTTATTGAAGTGCTTGTCGGGCCTATTCATACAGAACCCCCGGTACCCACGGTTCTTAAAGTGGTACAGCAACCTCGGCTTGTTGTTCTCAATAAGGATAGGCATACCATAGAATACGCACGCCATGAGCACCTCCTCAAAAAATATCTCTGCCGTCTGCGGGCGAGCTACATACTCTAAGAAAAACTCATTGGTGGGGGCATCGTCCATATGGAACTTGGTCATTCCATGAAGAGCACCGTTAGAACCACCACCGCCCACAGTACCACTAATGTCGTAGGAGTCACATCCAAAAGAGCCAATGTGTTCATTCCCTGCATACTTAGTACCCCGCTTATCTATCCAACGATTTTGCATGCCCTTCGGTGGCGTCCAAGACACATTAAACCGCCCGCGCTTATCGGGGCTAAAGATGACCCGAGAGTCTTTGATGCCGTTCTCCCAATGGAAAGACCCGCGAGTGAGATAGTGTTCCTTAACAAGGCTGTCGGCATAGTCTATCTGCTGGTAGATTTTAGTGAGGTTGAATAGGCTCTGCTTGCTTTCGTCGCGGAAGGCATGAGACTCCGTACGTGGGAACTGACGGTAGAACTCGTTGAGCGCATCGGGGTCGCTCTTCATACTCTCTACCTCAGCCTCCCAGTAGTCGATAGCGCCAGACTTAATCTTCATCCCGTCAACGCCGTTGATGGGCTTCTCCGGGGCGTGGAAGACGGGGTGGCCATACTGGTCTATGAAGCCTTCCATATTGTACTCCATAGGGATGAACAGAGAATACATCCCGCTCTTGGTCTGACCATTGGCATTGCGTGTGCGGGGGTCGGAATCTTCGTACAGCTTCTTGAAGTTGGAGCCACCCTTAGCCAAGGCGTTTGACGTAGAACCCATCAGGCACTTGCCGATAATCTTACTTCCCAAGCGCAAGCACGTCTTGGTTACCCTCCAGTTGTTGAGGATATTGTTGGGCTTGACCCACTTCCCGCTCTCGTCATGGACCAGTAGGATTAGCTTCTCTCCGTCGTAGGAGTTGTCGTCAGTATTTTTCCAGTCGATAGTGGTGTCCAGTCCGAAAATCTCTTCGTCCTCCACATCGTACATATTCTTCTTTGTAATCTTCGAAGCAGGGATACGAAACGCCAGTTCCGTTTTCGGCTTATCCATGCCGTCCTGTATAGGTTTGAAGAAAAACGGAAGTCG